GGCGCTCGCTGCTGCAAACTGCGCCAGTGCAACGGTTTGCCAAGATCCAGGCGTCACCTGGTAAGTAGTGCCACACATCATGCTCCATGTGATCGCCGCACCAATGCCGGTCGTATAATTCCAGGTTCCAGCACTGGGCGATGCCGCCACGAGCACCGTTTTATATTCCCAGGTGTCCGCTGCCGTGATCGTATACTCACCCACATACACGCGGTCGATCCCAGCGTTCGATAAACTCACTGAGTGAATGCCGGTCTTAGACGACATCACCCAAAAACTGATGACGCAGCTTCGTTGAGCAAAGTGCCTCCAATTGTGTCCCTCAATATGCTGTGTCAGCGCGGCATACTTCGCACCCGTCGCACCGGCGTCGGCGGTCGTCACGTCCACCTCAAGACTGTAATTGAATAAGACCCCCGCTTGCGCCACGGTCGGGACATTCGTTGATCGACTCAGTGTGACGGCACCGAGGTTATTACTGAGAAATTTCCATCGATCCGCACTATACGAGTTGGTTAGAGCGGCGCCGAACACTGTCCCGCGCTGCCACACCTCCATCGACGCATTAATGATTGGATTGGGAAGGACTTGCGGACCGTCTGAAGCTAGGATCGCCCACCCCGACCCGTCGCAATCCAGTAGGTAACTCCATCCTGGATCGACCGCGAGTGTGAGCGCCCCATGAATCAGCTCTGAGCTATTCGCGTCAATTGTGATGACGCCAGTACCTGTATTACGGACCGAGATGACAAAGCCGTTCCCGACCGCTGACGCGGCGGGCAGGGTGATCGTGAACGTGCCGCTACACAGAAACGCTTTCCCTAGATCTTCCTTCGAGACCGTGAAGGCGCTCGTCCTCGCCACCGTCGGCATTGTGGGCCGAGCAGGCCCACGCAGCACCTCATACCAATCAGATCCCCGCCGCTGGATCAAAATCCATCTCTTGGTGTCGTCGAGCACATAATCCACGGATCGGTCGAGCTGAAGCTGGCCGGTGCCGCCCGCCGCATGCTTCAGCACCACGAGCCTGGTGCTGTTGGCATTGCGCAGGAGCAGACAGGAACCGTCCGGGTAGTTCGTGGCCACAATGTTGGTCAGATCATCCGTCGCCGCCGAGGCTTCGGTGTCAACCACGAGTACGCCGCCGGAGCCCGCCGGAGTGATCGACCCGCTCGTGATCGTCACCGAGAGTTCTGTTTGTGCCGAGCCAGGCACTTGCCGCAGACTCGCGACCACGTCCTCTAACGCCTGCTTCATCTCCGTCGTGGTGCGGGCTGCGTTCGAGACGTACCCTGCTGCTGGAATCGTCGCCATAATTCGTCTCCCCTTTTAGTAACCCTGCACCGTGGCATCCACCAGCCCGGCAGTGGCCACATCCGCTGTGGTAAACGCCTGGATCAACGGCCCAAGCGTCAAATCCTTATCCATCGTCTTGACATAGGCGGCGGTCCCGCCGTCGTCCTGTAGCGTGAGCTGGACCGCCACAATGTTTCGATAGGTCTGCGCGATCGCTAACCGCGTCCCCGCCGCGCCCACAAGCACATCTGGGAACACTTCCAGAATGTCCGGCACATCCAGAATAATTTTCAGTTGCTCCACCACGACCTGCTCCGTGCCGCCGAATCCGGTAATTCGAAACTCATATTGCTGGTACGTGAGCGGACTGAGGACGCCCGGCCACGCGATATAGTCCCCCTTCGGGGACCACATGAGCGTGGCTGCCGAGGCGTTCCACATCGGCGTCACGCTGTCGGCGTTCCACATGAGCGCAGAGGAATCCGTGCGGTACTCCACGATGTAGTTGCCGGAGATCGTCCAATCGAGCTTGAGCGATGCATCCAACAGATCGAGCGCCGGACCATAGGCCCACTCATAGGTCATCGTGGAAAACAGGCCGCCCCAGAAGAGCGAGGCCCCATCCGTCGACCAGAACAGGGACAGGTCAGGCCCCCAGAACGGCGAGGAGGAGTTGGCTTCTAAGTTCGTGGAGACCACCGAGCAATTCGTTTTCGTGCCGGGGAAGCCCAGCGCCTTGTGGTCGACCGTCACCACCACGTTGTCAAGCAATTGATCCCCCAGATTGAAGACGACGGTGGCCGGATTCAGCGACTCATTGCCCGCCACATCGACGGCCTTCACCATCCAGGTTTGCTGCCCCTGCTGACTCAAGATCTGAAAATCCGTCGTCAGAATGATCTGGCTATGCGCTTCCGTCGCGTCTTCCCACTGCCGGAGATTGCCCGCGCGAAAGCGCACCAAAAACCCGGCGAGATCCGGCGGCGGATTCGGATAGTCCCACCGCAACCGATCCCCCTCGATCACGAGCGTCGGCACATCCGGCGGCGGGGAGGTCTTGCCAACGACCACATGCCCCGAAATCGTCGCCCAGGCCGACGTGAGACTGCTTTGCGTATCCAGCGTGCGCAGCCGGATGTCGTACGATTCACCGTCCTGCACCGGCTCAATCGGCACTTCAACGGACATCCCGGAAATGTTTGTGAAAATGGATTTCCAATCATCGTCGGAATCCGTGATGCGGAACTGCGTTTCCAGCTTCGTCAACGGCAACCGGAACCCGGACGGAAAGAACGTGGACACCACGATACGGCTCTGCAGCGAGCCGTCAATGTTCCGCACCAGCACGTCTTCATTCGAGACGACCTGCACGATCTGCGGCACCGGCGTGATCACTTCCAGCGGCAGCGTGATCTGCGGATTGTAGGCCGGGATGGTCCCAGCCTCGGCCGTCTGAATCGCGGGGGCATAGTCTTGCAGCTTGATCGTCGCCGTGTAGTCCGGCCCCGGCTCGATGGTCCTCACGATACAGTCGATCGTTTCCTTGCCCAGCTCACCGAACGTGACGAGATCACCGACCGCTGGCACCAGCCCGGCGGCAATCGGGGTGGTAAAGGTCACGTTCACGACCTCCCCGGCCACCGTGACGACTTGCGAGACCACTTGCACGCCATCCGTCCGGCGAAACCGCGCGCCGTAGTTAACCCCGGCGCCCATGGTAAAGGCGTCGTCGAAACTGATCGCCGTGGCCTGACTGCTCCCGTTCAACGTCACGGTTTTAATTCGGGCCGAGACCAGCCCGGCAAGAATCACATCGTGCTGGAGTTGAACCCGATCCCCACGCGTGAAGTTGATGTGCGAGAAGTCCATCGAGACTTCGTAGTCGTCCGACCGCAAGAGCGCGTCCGCCAATTCGCGCCGCTTGAGCGTATACATCTGTTGAAAATTGGTGACTCCTAGCCCGGCATCCGTCTCCTCGAACACCGTCGCATTCGAGGCGTTGTAGCCGTCCGCATAGACGAATTGCTCATCCTGCTTAAAGTCTAAATTTTCACTGATGAATCGCACCTTGAAGGCGTGCGGCATCTCGACAAATCGCCGCGTCCACTTAAAGCCCCATGACGTGCGTGGCGTGATGATGTCTACTGGCGTCGCTTGGATCAGGTCCTCTACGACGCTATACTTCATGTCGCGCATCCCGAACGTGGCCCGTCCGACTGCGAGCACGTCCTGCCGGAGCTGTTTGACGGTGGTTTGGAAATCAATGACAGCGTTGAACTGAAAGCCTTGCGCGGCACACCGGGTATGAAAAGCTTGGATCGTCGCGAGATCCATTTGCGCATCGGATTTCGGTCGACGATTGGCCCGCCCCTGCATCACATCCCGATAGACGCTGGCGGGGTTGTTTGTCGGCCTGACCGTCCACTCCGTGCCGGTCCAGTCCAGAAGATGACTCGTCACTAAGGCGCTCAACTGATCAACCGTTCCGTTGAGCTGATCGGTGGCCTGAATGCGCAGCGCGTAGAACGACACCCCTTTCTTCGCCGCCGGCGAGGTGGTCTGCACCGTGCGGAACATCGTCCAGTACACTTCATCGCGGTACTCCACTTGTGAATGGTCCACTGTCGTTCGTCGCACCCGCACGTCATAGGAGACCCCAGGCGTCGGCGGAATCCATTGGATCGATCGACGCACGAGTGTGCCGGTGTTAGCCGTGTAGGTAGCGCTGGATGTCACATTTTTCCCCCCGCTGAACGCATAGAGGTCGTAGGCCACGTTTCCGCCACGTTCCGTGAAATTGTGGTAGCGCATATCGATCGCCCCGGTCCCGGTTTCCGCACCGGGGAACGACACCGAGACGAGTGCGTTCAGTGTCGTATTCGCTTCTACCGCCGCTTTGATCTGTGCCGCCGTCGTGACGTTCTCAAGTGCAGTGATATTGATTGAATAGTAGTTTTGATTCGTCGGTGTCCCACGCACATACACAATGCCGGTCATGTACGACACCGAAAGCGGACCTTGATTGAAATGCAAGGTAAAGGCATTCCCCAACGCGCCTGGCGCGCTCCCCGTGGCTTTCATCGTGAAGACGAGATCGTTGTTCGATCCGGCGAATTGCGTCGTAACCGAGGCATGCACGGCAGGTTGCAACGTGGCCGACATCCACGTTGACGCCGTCGTTTCCTTGAACTCCACGTCCAACGAGACGGTCGTTTCGACGGCCTTCCCGCGTTGATTCGGATCGTAGAACGTCAACCCGCCGGGAAAGGTGAATTCGACCGTTAGCTCGCGTGCGTTCGCCGCGCTGGTTTTCTGAATCCAACTCGCCGTCTGCGTGAGCTTGACGGACAGACTTTCTTCTTCTACGTCATTCGGAAACAACGTGATCGGGGTATCGTTGATGTCCCCTGATCGGAACTCATGCCGGTAGTTCGTAAATTGACTCAGCAGAGTCTCTCCGATCCGAATGTCGGTGATGGACACCGGACCGTAGCCGAAACAGAACAGCATCCGAATAAACTGCTTGTTGCCTTCGAGTTCTGTATAGGGTTTCGCTGCAAGTGGCGGATACATCCGGTGCGTCCCATAAACACGCGGAATCCGGGCATAGGGGGCCAGCGCATTAGAGCTACCCGTGAGTGCGAGGGCCGAGCTATCATTCGTTTGTCCGGACAGATCGGATAGACGTGGACGTGCTGGAGGAATCAACGCATTGAGCGCGAGCGTGCCGCCGATCGCGATGACTCCGGCAGCGATCTTGGCAGCGGTCGTCCCTGCGGCAAGCCCCATAGCCAGCGCTTCCGGTAGGAGGGCGCCGAGCGAACCACCAGCGGTAAACACCGCTGAGGCGGCAATCGCCAGAAAGCCGATGATCCGAATAATTTCCTTTCCCCCACCCCCACCCCCACCGCCTCCGGCAGGCACTGACCGCACCACCACCGCCTGCCCTGCCTGCGGCACCGCATGTTCCCATTCGCCAGCCGGAATGAGTCGCCCATCGATAAACACACGAGCCCGTTCTGGTGTATGTTGCCATGCAATCTGGGTCAGGCACTCCGCGATGGTCTGGCCCTGCTCGAAATACCGATCAACGCGTCGATCGTGGCTGAGCGACGGACAGGCAATCATCCGAAACCGGGCATGCCCCGGAGGAATGACCGTCAACGCCCGTGTGTCTGTTACGTCGTCTGCCACCGCACTACTCCAATAAGTCGCTTAGTCCACTGCAAGGAATCCCATCGCTCCATCCACACTTTCCCCACCTGGCACTTGTCGAACTTCGCCGCATGCACGAACCACGGCGCATCGAGCACCATCCCAAAATGTGTGGGCTGCCCCACGATTCGAAAGATAAGTCCATCGAACAACTGGGCTTCGGAGAGCGGAACCTCTTGCCAGTGGTTCCCAACTTCCCCCGCCAGCAATCGCGTGATTTCCTGGGCATCGCTTGTGGTGGCATACGCTTCGGTGTAACTAGGCAAGGCAATCCTCCGCTGCTCCTGATAGATGAGCCGGACCAGTCCATAGCAATCGACGCCGCTGCGGTCGCGGCCCTTTTCGACAAACGGAATCGTGAGGTACTGTGTAATCCAGTCGGGCCTCACTTGAAGATCCCCGGAAAATCCTGTGGGGTAAACGCCCCTTCAGGGAACGGAATCAAATCTTCCTCATCGATCCGCAGCTCGCCCTCGATCTGGAAAGCGTCCCCGCTCACGTTCCGGAGGGTCATGCCGGGCATCGAGAGTTCCACCACGTCCGGCTGACCGGCCACGACCAAATCGATCTGCACGGTCGGCGGCGACGACGGCGGAATCGCCTTGATCGTTTGCACGATTTGCCGATCCACGTTGTCGATCACCAGCTTGACTTGAATCGCGCCTTCGTCCGAATCAATCGGCAACGTCACGTGAAACGGAAAGGCGGTGTACACGTTTCCGTTGCTCGTCAAATTCTGCAGATCTTGCACCACCCGCAACGGCCCGCCGACGATCGAGCTGTGCGTGATGGTGACGAGCGCCAGCAGGACTTCCCCGGTCTCCTGAGCGTTCGCCATGCTTTTGAAGAGCGGCGACGTGGACCGGCTCACGGCAGAATCTCCAGCTTCGTCGATGCGCGCCAGACATCCGGCCCGAGATAGACGTAGGTCGGCGGCTCGACGAATCGAAACACGGCGGCCGTTTGCTTGCGCGGATGCAGCAGCCCGTCGAAACTGATCGAGCCGCCGAGCAAGGTGGCGCTGTAGAACACATCCAAAATCTCGACTTGCGCCTTCGTGAGAATCCAGGTCATCGTGAACGGGCGCACTCCGGCGCGGAACCGCTGGCGCACCTTCGGCGGGCCGGTTTCCATTTGCGTCCGAATGGTGGTATTCGGCGCCTGCTCGGAGTAGCCAGGGCCTTCGGGCGCCGTGGGGAGTGTGACGGGCCAGGTGGCCATCAGCCGCCTCCCGGACTCAGGCCATAGCGCGAGCGCAAGACCTTATCCATCCGGCCGTCGGAAATGGACCGGCTCACGGTCTTGGCTACCATAATTTCCAATTCCTGCACGCCGTCCGGCCCGCGCCGTGAGGTCGTGTTGACTTCATTGCTGCTGTAATTGTTGACGACGACGCGCACCGGCGAGCCCAAGCCGCGCTTGATGTCGCCCACGTCGTTCCGGCTGAGGACCCACTCGCCCGGAGTGAGCAGCGCGGGGACGGTATCGCGGTTGCCGGAGCCCAAGACCGGCCCGCCGGTTGCAAAGTGCTGCACGAGGCCGCCGGTGTTCGCGCCGAAGAACGAGCCCAGCACGGCTTTCGTCGCCAACTGCGAGGCGACTTGCGAGGCGATTTGGGTAATGAAGCTCAAGACGCCTTTCAGCATGTCCTCGATGGTGCGGATGCGGCCTTCCATCAAATCGAAAAAGAACTGTCGAAAGTTCTGCTCCATCGCCTGCGCCGTCCGGCGCGCCATGTCCGCCGCAAAGCCGAAGCCGGTTTGCGTATCCTGCACGTACTTCGCCATACCCTCTTTCCACCCGTCGAAGAAGGTCAACGACTCCCGCCGCAACTGTTCCTGAATGGCGAGATCGGCTTGTGTGTTCTGGACGATCTGCCGCCCGAGACGCTGTTGCTCCAGCGCGGCGAGCTGCTCTTGTGTCTCTTTGACGATCTTCAGCCCCTTGGCCCACTCGATCGCGGCGTCCTCGGCTCGCTCCATTTCTTTGACATGCTCGTCGAGCTGCGGGCCTTGCTGCAGCCGAAATTGAATCTCCAGCGCCTCGTTCTGACTCAGGTGGATGGCCAACTTCTGCTGGCCCAGCTTGATCTGCTCCTTCGCCTCCTTCTCGCGTTTCTTTGCCGCCTGCTCCTCCTCGGCGGCGGCTTGCTCCGGCGTCCTAAAAAATGGCTTGGTGGCGAACTGCTTTGCTTCCTCCTCCGACGGCGACGGCACCACGCGCAGCCGTCGCCCGCCCCCCTCTGGTTGCACCACCCCGACTTGCGGCGCCTCGAATTTATCCAGACCGGAAAGGGCACGGACGGCGCTGTTCGCATCGGCGATGATCGTCGTGAGGATCTTGGACAGCGCGGTCATGGAAGGCATCAGCGTTTCCCCGACGGTATTGCTCGCGCCCTTGACAGCACCCTGCAATTTCGTGATCTGATCGTTGAATTCTTCCGCTGCCTTCGCAGCCTTAGTACTCATTTCAAGGCCGAGTTCTTTCGTTTCCTTGAAGGCCTCGCGCAGATTGGAATTGAGGAGCGGGAGGTTATCCTTCGCGCTCTTTCCAAGCACTTCCATCATGCGCGCCAGCTTCTCAGGACCGTCCGGCATACTGCGGACACGGTCACTCAGCTCTAAGAGAATGTCCGTGGTGCGCTTGAGATTGCCGCTGGTGGTCGTGACGCTGAGACCAAGATCAGAGAAGGCTTTCACCGCATCGCTATTGCCGCTGGCAGCCTCCAGCATGCGCTTCGACAAAAAGGCGACCGTCGACGAAAGCCCATGCAAATCAGTGTCGGCGAGGCGGGCCGCATGCTGCAGCCGCGACGTTTCCTGAATCGTCGTCCCTAACCGCTGCCCCATCTTGACGAGCTGATCCCCATAGTCGGCCGTGCTCTTCGTCACAGCAACCAGCACCGTGCCCGCAGCGGCCAACTGGGTTTTCCAGTCCTTAATGAAGTCATTAAAGACAGACAATTGGCCTTGGGACTTTTTCAGCTCGCGCTGAAACTCATCCGCTACCAACTTCAGGACGAGGGCTAATTCGCGATTTTCCGCCACAACCACGCTCCCTTCAGCGCACCATTAACCGCGCAAACCCTGGCCCCTGCAGGACTACCGGGCACCCACTGCAGGAGCCGGAGGAGGGTTTCGATCGAACTCCGCGACGTTGGAATCCGGCGACTCGTTCCCGGATTTATCCACCGCCCGGACTTTCACCCGACCCGCCGTGTTGACCGGCAAGGCCCAGGACACCTCGGCTTTCGTCGCGGGCGCGACGGGCGGCGGCACTTGCGGCACCGTGGCCACCTTTTGAAACGTGTTTGTCGCACAGGCCGAACCGAGGCACAGATAGACATCGTAGTGATCCACATCCCCGCTCGGTCCGGCCGTGCCCACATCGCCCGTGATGCGATCCCACACGGCCAGCGTGTGGGCCTGCACCTCAGTCGTGAGCGCCGTGAGCGCAGTAAGGACCACCACCAGACACAACACCTTCCCGATCCATCCCAGCGTCATACCGTCCTCCGTTCAGTCCTCATGTGAGCCGATGCCCGCTCACGCCTCGCCCCGTCATCATCCGTCCGCTCACGCGCTCGGTGGTGGGAAGAGCCCCGCTCACGGTCTCCGCCGTCACCATCGAGCCGGTGACGGCCCGTAACCGCACGCCGCCCTGCGGCGGCGCAACCGGCGGGGCCTCACCCGGTTGCACAAGATCCGGTCGTCGCTGCGTCTCCCAGGTGAGGGCGGGCCATTCCCCCGCATACTTTCTGCCGGTAAACGGCGGGGTGTCGGGCTGCACCTCCACCAGAGGCACGAACGTGGGCCGGTGCTGCGTGTCCCAGGTGATCGGCGGCCACTCGCCGCGATACTTCTTCCCACTGAACGGCGGGGTGTCGGGCTGCACCTCAGCCAGAGGCACGAGCGTGGGCCGCTGCTGCGTCTCCCAGGTCAGCGCGGGCCACTCGCCCGCATACTTCCTGCCGGTAAACGGCGGGGTGTCGGGCTGCACCTCCACCAGAGGCACGAACGTGGGCCGGTGCTGCGTGT